GAGTTGTGCTGATAGTAGCGTCCTTTTTTGTACCGGGTTCGACTCCCGCCGCGCTTGCAGCTTCTTCAGCATTACTTGGCACGGGTATCGCTCTGACCGCTGGCGGCGTGATTCAAATGCTCACCCCGGTACCAAAATCGCCCGACCAGCAAGAACAAGCAGTCACTGAAAACAAGCCCAGCTACCTATTCAATGGTGCGTTCAACTCGACGCAGCAAGGCCTTCCTGTGCCTGTGGTTTACGGCCAGATGCTGGTCGGTTCCAGCGTCATTACCGTCGGTACCTGGTCGGAGGCTCTACCGGTATGAGTGAAGTAATTGTCGGTAGAAAGGGCGGCGGGAAGGGCGGCGGAAGCAGCGGTGGTTCCGCACGCGCCGCCGTAGAGGCTCCGGATAGCCTGCGTTCGCGTCAGCATGTGCGGGTGCTGCATGCAATCTGCGAAGGGGAGATAGAAGGCGTCGTCGGCGGCCATCAGGGGATCTTCTTCGACGATGTGCCGCTGCAGAACCCCGACGGCAGCTACAACTTTACCAGCGTCAGCATCGATACGCGCACCGGTACCCAGTGGCAGAGCTATATGCCGATCACCGGACTTGAGGCCGAGCAGTCCGTTGGGGTCGAGCTTAGAGGATGGATTCCCATTGAGCGCGCCATCACTGACACCGATGCCGATGCAGTCCGGGTGACTGTCGGCGTTCCGCAGCTGTACTCGCAGAACACGCAGAACGGCGATACGGGCGGCTCTTCCGCGATTTTTCGCCTGGAGGCCAAGCTGGGCAGCGGCGCTTGGTTTCAGATGTGCGAAGACATTTTGATCAATGGCAAAACCATGAGCCGCACGCAGTTTTCATACTATCTGCGTTTGCCGGTATCTGGCGGCCTACCGCGCTATATCCGGGCAACCCGAATGGGGGGCGATTCGACCAGCTCTACGGTCCAGAACCGTACGTTCTTCGACTCGTTTACGCTTCTATGGGATGAAAAGCTGCGTTATCCAAATACTGCGCTGTGCGGCGTCAGCATTGATGCTCAGCAGTTCGCCAGCATTCCGCGCATGGCCTTCCTGGTGCGCGGACTCAAGATTCTGGTTCCAAGCAACTACAACCCCGCGACGCGTACGTACAGCGGCTCCTGGAGTGGCGCATTCAAGCGTGCCTGGTCTGACAATCCGGCTTGGGTCTGGTACGACATGCTGACCAATACCCGCTATGGGCTGGGGGGATTGCTCGAAACGGCGCTGGTCGATAAGTGGTCGCTGTACAACATCGCCCAGTATTGCGATGCAATGGTTCCAAGCGGTTACGGTGGGTATGAGCCGCGCCTCACCTGCAACCTCGCGCTGACGACTCAGCAGGACGCTTGGAAGCTGGTAAACGATATGGTTTCCGTGTTCCGCGCTATTTGCTTTTGGGCTGGCGGCACGTTGACAGCGGTGCAGGACGCGCCGCGCTCCAGCCGATACCTGTTCAACAACTCAAACGTGGTCGGTGGCGACTTTAGCTATCAGTCGGTCGCATCGGATCAGCGCTATAACGTCGCCGCTGTCACCTGGAACGACCCGAACCAGCAATATAAGCAGACGGTCGAGGTGGTCGAGCGTCCCGAGCTGATCGCCAAGTGGGGGCGTATCCAGCAGAGCGACGTTGTGGCTGTTGGCTGCACCTCTCGCGGACAGGCCCGTCGTTTGGGTCGCTGGTTGTTGTATGCCGAAAGCGAAGCGGTCACCTTTGCGTCTGGTGCAGATGGGGCTATCCCGCTTCCTGGCGACATCGTTGATGTGGCGGATGCATTCAGGGCTGGCGCACGCAATGGTGGGCGGCTTTTGGCGGGGAGCACCGCATCAACTCTACTGCTGGACGATCCCATCGGTGTGGCGGGCGCTGGGTTCGTCAAGGTGATCATGCCTGATGGCTCATGTGCGACAGCGGCGGTCACCGTAGGAGCCGGGGCTACTTCAATCGCAGTATCACCTCCGCTTGGCGCTACGCCGCTGGCTACAACTCCATGGGCATTTTCGACGGCTGCACTGGAGACGCAGAAGTTTCGCGTCATTGGTATCAGCGAAGGCGACGAAGGCACGTACGCGATCAGCGCCGTGGCGTTTGACCCCGATAAATTCAACCAAGTCGAGTACGGCACACCGGACGTCGACAATCCGACCAGCATCGTCAACCTGGGCAAGCCAGATGCAGTCGGTCAGCTGACATTCTTCGAATCGCTCTATGACACCGGCACCGGTTTGGCTGCCGCGCGACTGTCGGTCAGCTGGACCCAGTCGGCGCGGGCGATGCGCTATCAGATCGAGGTAATGAAGCCGGGAGGGAACTGGGAGTATGTCGGTGAAGTGTCGACGCCCAGCATCGACTTCGATTCTGCATCCTCGGGCCTGTGGTCCGTTCGTGTTACGCCAAAGTCCGTGCTCGGCCTCTCCGGCGAGGCATCGATCCAGACCTATACCGCTCAGGCGTTGCTGGCGCCACCGACAGCGCTAGTCGGCCTGAGGCTGGACGTCATCAACAGCGTAGCAACGCTGGCGTGGGACCCTGTTCCAGAGCTGGACGTGAAGCTTGGCGGCAGTATCGCCATTCGTCATGCACGCAATACCTCTGCCACTTGGGACTCCGCGTTGCCGCTGATCGAGGTAGCGGGGCGCTCGACGTCGTCCGTGGTGGCTTTGCTGCCGGGCAAGTACCTGGCGCGTGCGGTCGACTCCTCGGGAGTCGGCGGACCTATCACCGAAGTCTGGTCAGATGCGCAGGCAACTCTGCCGTCCAACGTGGTACTGACCATTACCGAGTCGCCTGCCTTCACCGGGGCGGCTGTCAATGCAGCCGCTGCAGAGGGGGTACTGAAGCTGTCGGGTGCTGGGCTCGTGGATGATGTGACGGATATCGATGCGCTGCTCGGCGAGATTGATAAGTACGGCGGCTCGTTGCTGTCGGCGACGTACAGCTTCGCTGCGCCGACGGACCTCGGCTACGTCTATGACTGCCGACTGACCGCTGATGTAGAGGCCGCGCTGTATGACGACGGTACCTACATCGACTCAGTGGCGGACTTCGATGTACTGCTCGGCATTGATGGTGATCCGCCTAGCGGCGCCTCGCTTTCGCTCTGGGTGCGAACCTCGGATGTCACAGATCCACCAGTCTGGTCGGCGTGGAAGCCATTCGTTGTCGGCGACTATCGCGCGCGCCTGTTCGACTTCCAGTTGCGCGGATCTGTCCAGCTGACTTCGCACTGGATCGACGTTTCCAAGCTTGAGGTGGTGATCGACATGCCCGATCGCATTGATAGCGGAAATGACCTTCCAGTCCCCGCGGGCGGGCTGGTTATCAGCTATTCGCCGCCGTTCAACGCAACCCCTGCTGTCAGCCTTACCGCGCAAGGGCTTTCCCCTGGCGACTACCTGGACGTCTCGGCAAAGACGGCTACCGGCTTCACCGTCTTCATCCGCAATTCCGGCGGAGTCGCCCAGTCGGGCCGCTCTATCGACTACATCTCAAAGGGATACTGACCTATGTCGCAGCATGATATGGACGTTGGCAATGGGCCTGGCCTAACGTTCCGAACCGATATGAATGCCGCTCTGCAGGCGCTCGCCTCGCAAAGCAGCGGAGCGGGAGCGCCAGGCACGACATTCCCCTGTCAGATCTGGGCTGACACTGGCACGAATCGCTCGAAAAAGCGTAACAGCGCGAATACTGCCTGGCTGGATATGGGACCGCTGGACTCCACACTGCGGGATGCCGTCAGCGCGAGCAGTTTTGCCGTCGATTCCGGAGCGGCCAATGCTTATGTGTGCAACTTTACGCCTGCCATCACTGCCCGTAGCGATAGCGTTCCCATCCGTTTCAAAGCGGTCACCGCTAATACTGGGGCCTGCACAATCAATGATGGCCTTGGTGTCGTGGCGCTCGTCGGGGGCGCTCACTCCGCTCTCCAGGGTGGCGAAATTGTTGCTAACGGCGAGGCATGGGCTCAGTGGAATAGCTCCGTCGGCGGCGGCTCTTACATCTTGCTGTTCTGCACCGGGGCCGCCGATCAAGTGGCCAACGCCACGCAAAGCCAGCACGCGCTGACGCTGGGTCAGGCGACGAGTTTGCTTAGCCAGCCTGGAAAGGTCGAATTGTTTGCAACAATGTCACCACCCAGTGGATATTTGGCGGCCAACGGTGCAGCAGTGTCGCGGACGACGTTCGCGACACTGTTCAACGCCATCACAGCGCAGCCAACCGGCACGGTTACATCTGGCAGTAACAGCATTTCAAGTGTGGCCAGCCCGCAAGCTATGTGGGTCGGCATGCCGATTAGCGGCCCAGGTATCCCTGCTGGTGCAACCATTACGGCCGTTGGGGCCAGCACCATTACGCTCTCTGCAAACGCCACAGCAACAACAGTAGGTGCGACGATCGCTATCTGCCCGTTTGGTGTGGGTGATGGCTCGACCACGTTCAACGTTACAGAGATGCGCGGCAGGGTGCCGCGCGGTTGGGATAATGGTGCGAACGTTGATACCGGACGGGTGTTTGGTAGCTATCAGGCCGATGCATACCCGTCGCACAACCACTCACTTCCCGGCGCTGGGTCATTCTTTACGACGGCAGCTAGTGGCGGCAGCATCACACTTGCGAACTGGTCTGCAGGTAACACGGGCTCATCGGGTAGTGGTTCAGAAACGCGAGTGAAGAGCACTGCACTTTTGGCGTGCGTTAAATACTAAGGAGCGACACATGATTGTTTTCAGTTATTACCCGGATACGTTTGAATTCGCCGGTTACGCGGACGCTTACGAGTCGCCACTAGAGCCTGGCGTGTACCTTATTCCGGGCAACGCTACTGCCATCGAACCGCCAGCGTTCGACGCGGCTGTCACAATCTGCAAGTTTGACGAAGCCGCGCAAGAATGGCTGTTGAGCGAGCGACCAGCGCCCGAGCCGGAACCCGAGTCGGAACAACCGCCCGCATATACGCCGTCCGAGCTTGCCAGGATGCAGCGCACCCAGCTTCTGTACATGTCTGATTGGATGATGACGCGGCATAACGACGAACTGCTGATGGGCGTCACTCCATCACTTACACCAACCAATCTGAGTGCCGTGCTGGCTTACCGCCAAGCGCTTCGCGATCTACCCACAGCTGATGGCTTCCCTGAGTGCAGCATGCCAGTGCTGACGTGGCCGACCTCCCCGTAACCGAGACAGCAACTCTGATGCCCGCCAAGTGCGGGTTTATTTTTGCCTGGAGAAAAGTGTTCTTTACCACTCAGTTGGACTGACTGGCTTCCAACAATGGACTTTAGATCGCATCACTTCAAAGGTCATGGAAAACGCCTTAAGCAACCCGGTTGATTCACCGGAGGTACGGTACAAGAAATAGAGTTGCTATCTTTCTGTCCTTCGGATTTTTGGGGGACGGCTACGACGCACCCTAAAAGGATCAGCGCTATCAAGATGCCCGTAAATGTTGCACTTTTCATGATCTGCTCCTGCCAAGAAGGGCGCGCATTAGCAGAGATCGGGTCCAGTGCCTGAGTGCACGTCTAATTCAATTTTAGCAAATGAGCATTGTCCGAGATCCCCCGCCTTGAGCGGGTTTTTTATTGCCTGGAGAAAAG